GTAGACTGTCGTGCTAAAAAAAGGGCTTCTGAGCGTGAGGACTTGCTTGCGTTGCATCTACGGCATGCAGCTACTAGATTGTCCAGGTCATCTGTTCCCCCGAGAACGCGTGGTTGTATATGATCAACCTCATTGCCAGGTTCTCCACAATAGTTGCATGTATAGCTATCACGCTTTAATACCATCAGCCTTTGTTTCTTCCACTTACCGCTACCCAGATGCTTACTACCCATTAGTGCCAGCCCTTGATCTCAAACGCATGTAAAGCCTTGCACATACTACCGTATCTGTTGTTTGAGTATTTGATACCCCACTTAACCTGGCTTACCGGATCAGCAGTTTTTAGATATATTGACTTACCCTGTGGTATTCCATAATGACTACCATTCTTAGCATTAGGCCGCCAATTACTTTCCTTTGTATATAGCTCTAATGCGCATTGATATTGATGAAATGGTAAAACCTGTTTAGCATATTGCTTGGCAGTTAATTGTATTTCCAGACCAGTCTTTATTGGTGCTGATGCATTAGCCGCGCTAATGAATAGTATCCCCAGAACACTTACTACTGCGCAAGCGATCCGCGCTGCGGCTTGCGCGAAGTGCCTGAAGCACTTTAGCAAGTTAAGTGTAAAGCCTCTGTCAAGTTGATTGAACATTTGAGCGTTCTCCTTCGGCGTGTCATCTCACTATGTGAGATAATTCGGCTATCGGTTATCGGTCTTGTAAAAGCCTTTCCCACGAAAGACAACTGCTGGTGCAGTCCAAATCCGTGTCATAGTTCCCCCACAAGTGCATTGAATACTCTCTGGAGTGTCGGTGATTTCGTATATAACTGCGCAGCTATCGCAGCAATAATCAAATTTAGGCAAGTGAGATTCCCCCTTGTTGGCAAGTGTGGCAGATAGCGTTTTCTATCATCCATGATCCACATTGTTTGCATCTGGTAGGTTCATTATTGGGTGCGCGGTCTTGGAGTAATTTCATCAAATCACCAAGCCGCATAAAGGCTAAATACTCCTCAGCGTTTTCGCCCTGGCCATTACAGCGGCTAACTACAAAGGCAAGTTTACCACCTTTGTTAGTCTCAGCTTGTTTAATCCAAGCAAGTGGTGAGAAATCGGATCGTGCCTTTACTTCTATTGAGAATGGTATCCCAGTTATATCCTCGCCTTGTCTGCCTGCCCCGGTGGACTCAGCGTAGGGATACCATTGCTTCAACCAGGCAGCTACGACGGATTGTGTTTTGTAGCCCCTGTGTTTGCGATGATTAGCCATTGACTGCGTGGCATTTCTCGCATTGCCATTGGATTGGCACTATACTCACGATTCGCACATTATCATCTAGGTGCGGCATCTCGTTACACATCTGACAGATCAGAACTGGCACTTCGCCTAGCAAAGTCTTTGTGCCATCTGGTCTTGTTATCTCTACATAACCCATTTACTCAACTCCTTCCGGTAATCGAAACTTGCCTGTGGTCTTTGACAATACATACCAAATTGCTTGACATTGTTCTGACTTAGGAGATCGTGAGTCTGCACATAGCGCACCTCGCCAAGCCTTGCCATTAGTAATGCCTGACTTTATTGTGCGCTCTCCATGAGAACATGTTGGTATTGGTTCTGCTTCGCCAAGTGTGTTACCAACTAATTCAGCTGCATCATTAAGTGTTACAACTGGTTGTATTGGCTTTTCACTAACAAACTCATCCCATGTGTTATTTATTGCTAATGGTGCATTTGCTATTGTTTCGCTGGCCAAATCGTTCTTTACTCTAGCGACTTTTCCCATCTCCTCGCGGCTTGGTCTCTTACCTTTAGCTGCGTAACCAGCGTTTGCAAGTGCGCGACCAATCGCGCTAGTCTCGCAATTCTCCAGCGCGCTAGTTGCATTAACGCCGCGATCAGTAATCTTTTCCTCAGCGTATCCCGTTGCAAACGCGACACTATCTGCAAAAGTCCGGTATATATAAGCCTTAACAATAAATCTATCATTTGCAAAACTCTCCAATTCTGTGTCAAGTCTAAAGTCTGGCCAGTCATGAATAAACTTTTCCAGCCTAATTTCTACTGGTTCGTAGTTACTTAAATCAAATGCCATCTAATTCTCCTTCGGTTGCGAGCATGCCAGCGAGTGCGAGATACGCACACGCGTCAATATACGAATCGAGAAAGTGGGGGCTTTCTTGTATTCGTGCAAGTTTAACTTCGACGAGTGCCAAACATGCTTGATAATCTGCAACTGGTGTGTCGAGAAGCAGCTGCAACCGCATGGCAATTCGTGTTTGATTGATTTTCGGATGGCCATAGATTGCGCCTCTGTCGCAGATAACATCTGTGGCACTTTGTAGTATTTCTTTAGCGATCATTATTAACCGGATGACGGCTTACGGCGCGGCCAGCATGATAACCCTCGCGCTTGCCTTTACTCCAGCCTTTCCAGTAAGCGATGTAAACAACGCCCGGTGTCATTGCTAAGAAGCCTGCGAGTTCCCAATAAGTTACGTTCATTATGCAGCCACAAACTTTGCATATTCAGCAGCAGTCAATACGCCTCTGTAATCGCCACATCCATAGCAATGGGTTGCAACGACTGGTAGATGGCAAAAGCCGCACATGTAATCATTTCTGATAGCGGCTGTTGGGTCAATTGGCGATTCGACTAGCTGTGAGAAATCAAGGGTTTCAATTTCTAAATATAAGTTATGAAATACCTTTGATAAATCCTCATTGCCTAGATTAGCCATAGTCTGCATTAACTCATCTAACGCATCTAGGGTTTCAGTTCTGTTCATTTGTAGCCCCTTTATGTCAGCTACTTTGCTTCGCCAACACCTAAAGGGTCGCACTATGTCAAGGCTATTTCAACCTCATTGTGGCTTTTTTTGATAACAATTTGATAACGAAATCATCCTCGAAACCTAGCCATTCCTCACCGCATAGGCTCTCAGCCATAGACTTTGCCCTCAAACATGAAGCTGCCATCCTTTTCAATAGGAACAGCGATAGGCAAGACACGCTTACGATCTACATACAACACGCCAAAGCCTGCCTGCCAGTTGAAGGTGCCTTTAGTGTAGTAAGCCTGCTTAGTATCCATCATGTGGCCTACTTCAAAGCCTGTTAATCTGGATACCTCTAAACCGCCTGAGGATTGCGTATAAGAGGATATTCCCTGCCTGTGAGTATGTCCACAGACTACGCTTTTACCATGCCGTTTAGCGGCTTCTAGGGCTGTTATGCCCCCTTGTGGCTTTATGCCCTGCTCATCGCCATGCACCATAATCCAATTAGTGCCTGGTATGGCATAAGGCTTCTTATGATAGGTAATGCCTAAGGCTGGCAAGCGTAGAAAATTCTCAATCTCTAACTCTGGTGCGCCTATCAGTCCAGGCAGTCTAGTAGAAAGGGAGTTAAATAACCTTGAGCCGTGGTTACTTCTGGAGAGCTGCGTGATTTGTAAATCCCACATGACATTGGCGCAGGTATCGCGGTCTTTGCCGATTGTCTTGGAATGTTCATCAAAGCCTGAACTCCAGCGGCTAATGGTCTGAAAATCCATCTCATCGCCGACACAAAGAACTTCATCGGGCTTAAACCTGCGAATAAATGTGGCCACATTTTGCACTGCTTTCGGATTGTGAAAGGGAACTTGTAAGTCACTTATCACTACGATTTTCAAGGTTAGTCCTCGTCATCCTCATAGTAACCAGGTTGATCCGGTAACCAATTAGGCGTGGGCAGGATTGTGGCAGGATAAGTTTGTGGCGCAGTTATTAAATAAAGCGCATGATCTACGCTAAAACCTGAACGTCTAAGTGACTTGTAATACTCATTAAGGCCAATGCAGTATTGGTCAAGAGCTGAATAGTCAGTAACGTCTATCACTTTTCTGCGAGCCATAGTATAAGTGTTACCTATTTAACATATCTATAATGGTATCGACACGCACCTCTAATTTATCAACTTGATCGCGTAGTGATGAACCACCATTCGTTTTAAGTTCGCTTAGGTAATGCTTAACTAACCAGCGAACTGAGGCCACAAACGCGCCTACAATAGTTACTAGGCTGACGCTGAGGGCAGCCCAGTCTTGCGCTTGCATTACTTCTGAATAACTAGCGTCGAAAGGTTTGACGTGCCAGCAGAAGTCATGGCGTAGATTGCGTTGCCGTGATTCTGGATTACAACCTTATCGCCATTGTCCATCCGGTAACCATTAGCAACAGTTAGGTCAGCACCGCCAAGATACAAAGTGCCTGATGATGAGTGAAAATGCACTTCCTCAGCTGCTTGGTCATTGGCCACTACTACTGCGGCTGTGGTTGTAACTGTGTAGTTTGCGCTAGAGATTGTCATTTCTTAGGGGTCGCATATCCAAAGACTCCGGCAAGAATAGCCCAGAGAACTGCGCGGTAATCAAGTGAAAAGTTACTTGCAGCCCAAGCAGCTAAGAACGCACCGGACATCAAGAACATTGGATGCTTCATTCATTACTCCCTAACATAGGTATTTTAAAAAAAGAACCATCATTGTCAGCCGCGCCTTTATTGAAGGAGATGTGTATGTGGCTGGTATGTGGGTTGATGCCTGTGTATTTACGCCATTTCCAATTGAGGATACGGCTGGCAATCTTGTGGTTGTGTATGACATAACTAATGCGTTTAGCAGGGTCAGATTTTGCATATGCACGAAGTTGATCTGCCAAGTAGATACTTTCAGATTTGTGCTTTGTGAGGTCTGCGTCAATGTCAAAGGCACGAACCCACCCAGCAGCATCAGGCGTATGATCTGATTTACTGTCGTGTTTAGCATCGCCGATTGTGCCGTCAGTTCGGCGGTCGCGGTTCGGATATGTGTCATCTAGTTGCTCTCGCAGTTGTATAACACTTTTACTCAGGCGTGGCTTCACTTTAAGTATTAGATTATTGCCAAAATTGCTTGAGCTTTAGCACATTCAACAATTTCGGTTTTAAGTAAATTTGTTACTTGATCGAATTGTTGCAAAACTGCTAGGCGTTCTAAGCGATTCATTGGGCATTGACGCGCTGCTTCTTGTGCTTCTATACCTTTAAGGTCAATTAAATCGGCATCCCACTTACCGTCAAGTGTTGCAAGCAATTTATTATAGGTTGCTATGTTTTCTTGATATGAGGCTACTTCTGCTTGTCTTGCCTGTTTAGCAGTCATTTCTTCTGTCATTTTTTTCTCCTATTGTTAGTTAAATAAAGGCGACGTTCAAACCGTTGCCAGTCGGTAGCGTCGCTGGGTTGGCATACTTAGTGCCAAATCCAGCAGACCAAGGATACGCGCTAATAAAAGGTGTTGTGGTATGTGCAATTGCTATGTCGCTGCCGGAAGGCGTAAACGCTACGCCAAATCCATTACCAGTAGGTAATGTTGCAGGGTTAGCATACTTAGTGCCAAATCCAGCAGACCAGGGGTATGTTGAAACGAATGGTGAATTCTGGTGTGCAACTGCAATAGCGTTACCTGCAGGATTAAAGGAAACACCTTGTCCAATACCCGTTGGTAGCGTCGCTGGGTTAGCATACTTAGTGCCAAATCCTGATGAAAAAGGATACGCTGCAATAAATATAGATGAAGGGTGGGCAATGGCTATTGTGTCACCAGATGGACTAAACGTTACAGCGTTGCCAGTACTAACAGGTAAGGTTACAGGGTTAGCATACTTAGTGCCAAATCCAGCAGACCAAGGGTATGCAGAGATAAATGGTGTGCCATTGTGTCCTACAGCAATCACGTTACCTGCAGGATTAAAGGAAACTGCAAAACTTGCGGTTATCGCCACTAATCCCACAGGGTCAGCATATTTCGCGCCAAATCCAGAATTCCAAGGATAGACGGAAACATAAGGTGCAATGCTGTGTGCAACTGCAATAGCATCGCCTTGAGGTTTAAAAGTTACACCACGCCCAGCACCAGCTGGCAAGGTTGCAGGGTCGGCATATTTACTACCAAATCCGGGAAGCCAAGGATAAGCAGAAACAAATGGTGTTCCACTATTTGCTACGGCAATATTGTTGCCTAAAGGTTGAAAAGCAATATTATTTGTTGCAAACCCCGGATTTGCTGGCAGAGTTGCAGGATCAGCATATTTTGTGCCAAAGCCTGCTGACCAAGGATAGACGGAAACAAACGGTGTTATTTCGTGACCAACTGCTATGTATCCTGAGTTAGCACTAAATCGTGTAAGTCCAGCAATTACATTACCTATCATTAGACAATTGCACCAACAACATACCAAACATCTGTTGCAGTTTTAATACAAACTGCGCTTTTATACTGTGCAAGGATAGGAGATGCAACAGTTGCACCTGCAGATAAAACTGTTGTTGTGGCTGGAGTTGTAGCAGATATTGTGCAAAGCCCAGCACCTTTGTTTAATATTGTAATTGTTGTGCCTACTGGAAAAGCTACTGAAGCATTAGTAGGTATTTTAAATGCGGTGGCGGTTGCGCTGTTTATAGGAACTAAAACCTGATATTGGTCAGTAAGAACAGTTGTATAAGTAGCAGCTACTGAGTCAGCCGAAACAGCAAAAGTGGTTAAACCGTTGTACATTGAGGCTGATAAAACATCACCGGTTATTGCTGGAAATCCTGTTGCCATTTATTACTCCTTAATATGTCATTACTGACGTGCCGATTATACCGTATAAAGAACTGCCGATAAGGAAACCTGCTACTATTGGTTCTGATGTCACAAAAGTCGTCTTGAAACTGTTTGGTGTTATCTCGTGCTGAATGCCCATACATTGCAAAGTTTTTTGTATGATAGTGCCATCTTGCGCAACATCAGTTATATCCATTGTGTCAAAGAAATCTAGGTTGAGCGCAGCTGTAATGCCCGCTGTGTAATTTGGAGTGTTTAGATCAAGGGTAATTGAGTCAATACGAATAGTAGTCTCAGCGCGTGTGGCTACAAAGGTTCTGGCTATGTTTAATGCTTCTGCATTTGTCTCCACTACTAAATCAGTATAGTTAATTGAGTGTGGAAAATACTTTGTAATTGAGTCAGCATTGTTGGCAGTTTGAGCTGTCCCGCTTGTAGGGGTAATAGAAGCCTGGTTAATAATCAACTTGTCATCAAATGCAAAGACTATGTTTGCAAAACCGATAGCCGAACCATCATTAGCAAAAGTTGTAGGGTTTTGACCAGATTTGGCTATAATAAAACTGCGCTCATAAAATACGGCATTGCCACTAGGGCTTATGTAAAAAGCACCTTGTTCGCTAAATTCTACGTTTTTCAAAGCAGATAGAGCTGTGCGAGCTGTGCCTGGGTCTGCTTGAACTTTTGAGTCTCCGACATTGACATTACGCATTGATATTGGCCAAGACACAGTATCTAAAATATCGTCTATTCGTGCGCCTGTTGTTTGTCCTGCTGAACTGCCTGTAACAGTAGTTACGTTAGCCATGTTAAACAATCGGAAAGCATCGCTGCATTCAATATCTACGAAGCCAATATCTTGATCTTTAGGATAGGTGTAGTTATATGCAATGGTATATCCTGTAAATACAGATAAGCCATCTCCTAAGACTCGTATTTTGCGCAGGGGAACTAACTTGCCATAATATGGTGAAGCAGGATTTTGTGGATTCCAATCGCCATTGCTATCATAAACTCTCACCGTTGCTGTGCCAGTTTGAAATTGGTCTTGTAATAGGTCATAGCCACGCCTGATGCTTATTTTGGCTACTTGTGAAGATATGTCAACTACATCCGCGCTTGTCTCTGCTAATACGTTAACACCTAATACGCCGTAATCAGGGTCACCAATAGTAAAACCAATACCGAATACTGGACCACTAGAAAAGTCAAACCGAACGCCTACGACAACAGGATAAGACACTAGAAGCCTGTTCCAGTCCTACGGAAAGTATTGGAGTTGCCATTAGCTTCATTGCCTAAAACAACTGCGTTGATGCCGTATGCAGCTGCTGCTGGGTCAATAGTGATTTTAATTTCAGTCGCTCCAGAACCCAAACCACCTGGTCTAAAGATAGCATCTTGGTAGTTACTTAAATTCATTGATGCTGGCAATGTTGCAACATTGCTTGCAGCGGCTAGTTGTGAAAGCGTAGCTGCGCCTGGGAAGGTAGTGCCTGGTGTCATGTTACTTGGATTAGCACTAGGAGTATATGAACTAACTGAAGCGATTGCATTGGTAAATGCGGTCTGTGCGCCTGGCCCTTGCAAAATTGCGTCAACGTAAGTTGCTAAATTAGTGGTTGTTGTAGGCGGCTTAATTATCGGCGTAATTGGCACAGTAACTTTTAACGCGCCTAATTTGTCCAGTTCATCTCTTAGTTCCTTTAATGCAGCAAGGGCATCAGATAGGTATTTGCCCCACCCATTGACAGGGTTTGTAGCAGCTAGTTTAACTGATGCTATTTGTGAGGCCAATAACTGTTGTGCAAGGTTGCCAGCCTCAGTTGAGTTCCCTAAAAGGATTGCTTGCTGCAGTTTGAGTCTTAATGCCTCATCAGCAGTAACCTGGCCCATAAGCGCGGCTGTGTTCTGAATTAAATCCATGTTCATTACTGCGGAAGCTTTGTCAATAACAGACTTTGCTTTTGCTAAGGCTGTCTGTTCTTTTAACGCCTTAGTTTGTTTTAAAAGCATTGCTGCCAACTCTTTTTGACGCTTGGCGGCTTCTTTGTCTTGCTTAATACGTTCTTGTGCTAATTTGACAAAGCCTGGAGTTAACCCTGGGTTTATTTGTGACATAGGGTCATAAGTAGTACGTGCTTTACCATAAAGCAAATCAAATAATGGGTTAGATTTATTGCCTGTTCTGGCTCTTGATTTTGCTTCACCAAGGGCACTAATTGCAGGATCAGTCAATTTTCCTATGAGTTTGCCCATTTCAATAATAGCCAAACTAATGCTAGAAGCCATGTTATCTATGGCGTTTGTAGCGTTTTTAATGCCCTGGTCTTTGCCAACAATAGACTGCATGGCAGTTACTAAGCCCTTGCCAATAGTTTCTTTTGCGTTTCCAGCAGCAATATTTAATGCATCAATTTTACCTGAGTAAGTTTCAGCGGCTAAAGCGGCCTGGCCTTGAAATCTTTTAGTAATAATTTGCTGAATTTCATCAAAAGATTTACCAGCTAATTCAGCCTTTGTTAAACCTAACTTATATTTATTAAGTCCTCTAGTATTTCCAATATACGCTTGTGTCAAATCGTTTACAGTAGTTCCCAGATCAACGCCAGCACCAGCAGACGCATTAAGAGCAAGGGTTAATAATTCTTTAGACTTAGTGTATGACTGTGTCGTGGAAATCAACTTGCCAAATGCAGGGCGTAAAAGGTCATCTGCAACGTGGAAAGTTCTTTCAAGGCCTTGAATAAAATTTTCTACGTTAGTTGCTTCGTAGGCTAAACCTAAATTGCCAACAGTTTTGCTTAATTGTCTGGCTGCTTTGTCATCAGCAACGAAAGCCTTAATAGATTGCTGGCCATAGCGAAAAGCCTTTTGTGCGCCTTGCAATCCAATATAAGCCTTAGCAAGAGATTTGACTCCTGCTTGCAGTCCAAGAATATCTTTGTCGGCTTTCTTAAACGCTGGCCTGCCCTTGTATTCAGCACCAATGCCTATTCCTAAATTAACATCAGCCATTAAGCACCTCGCCTGTTCTTAAAATTATTTGCTGCATTTTGTAAGGCTTTCATTATTGCTGCGTTGGCCTTGCCTTGATCTTCAGCCCACGCACGGAAAATTAAACGGCCAACCATATAACGACCGCGGCGGCCTGAGCCTGAGCGTGTATTGCCTTGCTTTAACGGACTAGCGTTGTCTAACGCTGAAATAAATTGTGATCCTGCTAATGGGTTATTTGAATGGCTAAAGTTCTTGTTAGTTCTAGGCGTTCCCTTAGGTGCTTTTGGCATACCGCCTGGATTCTTACGACCAGCAGTTTCAAAAATTGAACCTGAGGCAGTTTTGTTGTTGATAGAAGCTGCATAGGAAAAACCACGTCTGTTGGGTTTAGATGGTGTGGTCTTGAAGCCAATACCTCTACGCATAAGAGTTGCGTTATAAATTGGCCATTTACCTGTTTTACTATCAGCTCGCCAATGCGAAGGAGTAAAATCTGATGGAATATACCCACGTGCTTTTTTGACAATAGGCTTTAGAAAAAAAACCATTTCATCTTGTAATTCTTTGGCTAGGTCTGGCTCAAAATTGCGCAATGCGTAACGAAGTTCTTTAACGCCTTTTACCTGCGTTGCCATCCTTCATCTCCTTAGCGCGGTCTTTCATAGCCATTAAATAAGTTTTAAACATTCGCACATCCATATCTATAAAGGATTGTGCTGGGATACCTGTCTCTAAACTCATACGTGCAATGAGATAGTGAAGGGTATCCCTAGTTAGTCCAAAGGGTCATCATCAAGAACTTCCACACGAACGAGTGAATCTAAGAAGTCTGCGCCAAAAGGCTTAACAGTTTCTCCCGATCTGCGAATGCACTCCCAGGCTAACCAATAAACGTCAGTCTGTTTTTCATCCTCACGGAAGGCTTTGTGTAAGCCTTTCTTTGCATATGCTTCGAATGCGAACTCTATTGCTGGTGTGATTTGGTGTGTAGTATCGCTACCATCCACCCTTACTATTCTTAACTTTGCCATTTTTAGCCCTTTTCTTTTAGTTGTTTAGAATGTGCCTGATGTTGCTAGTGCTGTTGTGCTGTTGCAGGTAAAGGTGATGTCAATCATCGCTTCATCTGCTACTGCGCCAGCAATATCTGTCAAGTTATCTACTAGAACTGTGCCTGTGTATAAAACGTTTGTTGCTGATACAGCTGGAACTTTATCTTGGATTGCTTTAAACGCTACTGTTGTGCCGAAAGCTGCTTGTAATGTAGCAAGAACTGATGCTGCTGCTGTGTCATTCAAGAATGATACTGTGATGGTGTCAGCTGAAAGTCCGGTAACAAACTTGTGTGCTGTATCGCCCATTGCAGTTACTTCTAGTTGGTCTGCTGCGCGGTTAAGTGTAAAGGCTGTAACGTGATCTGATAGATCAACAGTATTTAACTTAAAGCCAACCTTGTTGTTTAGAAAAATTGCCATTGTTTATTCCTCGTCTTTCTTGGCTGATGCCTTTGGGGTGGATTCAATTTGACCAATCTTTTTCAGAAAAGCCAAATCCTCAGGTGTTAGATCGGTCATTTTAACTCCAACTCGTAAGTAAACTCAGACGTATTTCCGTCGTGAGCATGTCCCCGGCTGTTGAGTCAACTGACACACCAGACACAGAGCCAATATTATAGTTTAGCGATGATGCCGCTAGTTTAGTAAACACGTCAACAATAAAGTCTTCCATGCTTGCAAGCGAACCTTGATTGTCAAGTAAAGGTAAATAGAGTTTTAATCTAAAGTTAGCCAAAGGTGCAATAGTTATATGTTGGTTATTGCTTGGCACAATATAAGGATCGTCAGGTTCTACAACCACGCTATTGGCCAACGGGCTGGCAGGTGGAAAAGAAAATACCTGCCATACCGCTGGATTACTTAAAGCCGTTGCAATGGTAGAACGGAGAGTTGTGACGGCAACTGTCATCCGACTAGTCCACTTGGGTTTAAGTAATTCGCAATCAAACCTCTAACGCGTGCTAAAAGTGTGTTGCCCATACGATAAGGTGAAGGTGTAAAGCCATCTGGTGATACGCCACCAGCATTTGAAAGTTGTCTTGATTGCCAGATGTCAACAGCAATTAGTAGTGATGCTTCTCTAACTTCCGGAACTGTCGCAAAGTCTATGTTAGTTGTTGCAGCTACTGTGGCAAAAGGTTGGATTGGGTTCTTAACCTGATTTGCGCCTGTGGCTGCATAGGTTATGGAATAGTTGTAAGCCGTCAAAGAATAGTTTTGGTAGTTTAATGCAGATACCTGAACTGCGCCGTTGATCTCAGTAATCGTCTTAGTGCCGTTGAAAGGTGATCCGGCATTAGTAATAATGACGCTTTGGCCAACATACATACCATGAGGTTGTTGAAAGTAAAGTGTCGCAAAGTTGTCTGTGATGCTTCTAGCAGCTGCGTAATAGTTGTTAAACCATAGATGGCTCTTGATAATGTTTTCAGCGGCCTGTGCGCACTCCTCTACAACTGGTGATCCATAGAGAGAACCAATACCTAGAACTGTGCGCAGTTCGGCTTCGGTTACATATGTTGCTGCCATGATTTCCTCTCTAATTAAAATTGAAGGGGCTAAGGGCTACAAAGCCCCTTCAACACTATTGCTAAGTATTAGTTATGCAACCATATACTTGTATGCGCCTGCTGCAACCTTAGTTGCGATTGCGCCGTAGCCGTAGTAAGCCACGTTGATTTGACCAGAAGCAATTACTGCTGCCTCTAGTTTGAATTGTGGTGATTCATACCATGTGTAAGAATCTGGGTTGACAATAACGATTGAGTCATCGCCGACACCTGAAAGGTTACGATCAACATAAAGGTTTAGACCGTTGATGTTACCGCGTAATGATACTGGTGTTGCGTTACCGCCAGCGTTCATTGGGTTTGTTGCTGTGTAGATAGCGCGGTTTGTTGAATCAACAAGACCCATAATTGCGCCCCATTGTGCTGGAGATACAACGATGTTTTGTGCAAAACCTAGTGTATTTGTGTAGATGTCAGCTGCGCCATCTGCTACGAAATCTAGAAGGTTAGCAGCTGACATTGTGCGGTTTCCGCCGTCTGTTGCTGCTGCAAGAACTACTGTTGCAACGCGTGCATCTGTTGCCTTTGCATATGCGTATTCCATGTTTTTTACAAGTTCAGCAAAGAAAGCTGGGCTTGAGCGATCAAGGATTTCAACAGAGAATGTTTGTTGTCCAGCAAACTTTTGGACTGTAACTGAAAGATAAGCATCAGTCATATCTGTATTTGATGGTGTTCCTGCTTCTGCTGTTACCGCAACTGTTGGAACAGCTGTGATTTTAGGAATCTGGAATGTAAGTCCAGCGTCCGGCAAAACTCCTGAACTGATGGCCGAAATGAATGGACGATCAGCGTTTGCAAGTGGGTTAATAACTTCTGTTAGCTGACGTGTTGGAACAAGACCAGCGTTGTTGCTTGTTGATGCTGCTGCACGAATGTATTGACGTGCATCGTCATCGCCTAGTTGTGCGCGAACTGTGTTCTCAAGGAATTTTTCCTTTGTGAACTCAAGACGTGGTTCAGCATAAAATGCTGCTGTTACTGTTGGGCGTGAGGCTTCAACCGCAGGGGTTTCTACAACAGCCTCAGGTGTTACGGCATCTGGAGTATCCAAGATGGCCTCACTTTCTGGTTGGGTTATTTCGGGTAGTGCTTCATCATCGGTTTCTGCCGCTGACGCTGCAACGCTTTGAACTGCAGCTGTTTCGAAAGCGGCAGCCTGAACAAGGCTGGTTTCAAATAAGCGAGCAGATTGGACATACAACACGCCATTACGCGGTTCTGATGCTAAAACTTCGACTCCAACACTAAGCCCTGAACGAAGGCCGTCTGATGCTTCGATTAGTGAGTCTGTTCCGCGGCTAGTGTTGGAGATTTTAAATGATGCGTAAACGCCATTAGGTGTTTCATTAAAGGATACGGCTTTGCCGATTGGTTTTTTAGCATCGTGTTCTAAAAGTAATTTTGACTTGCCTGGTTCTGGCAGTTGTATTGAGCCTTGTTCAAATACGACTTTGCCAGCTGATGTCTGGCCGATTTCGCCATCGTAAGGAACGATTTTACCAGAGATTAGTCTGCGGCCTTGATCGCACTCTATATTGCTACTGAAGGTTAATTGCATCTGTTGCACTTCCATTCGGTGAGAGTTCTTCCATTTCCATAGCATCTTGAACCGTAATTAGTCCTAGAGCCAACATCTTTTCTAATACTGCTAAACGCTCTATTGCGTTAGCACGCAAGAAACCTGTGTCTAAATCAAAACAAATTTTCTGAGTTGATGGAGTTATGTCATTCATGCTTAGACGCTGTTCAATAGCAGAAATATAAGGTTGTAAAGTCAAACTTACAAAATTGCGCCGTTCGTCTTGTAAATTACTATATACCATACTGTTGTTCATGTCTGCGCTGATGTAATAACTTGGCACATTGCAAAGTCTGCTAATTTCAGTTGCCATGTATTGCTTTGCTTCATTTAGCATCATGTCTTTAGGAGAAAACGCAACAGGCTGAAATTCTAGTGTGCTAGTTAAGTAAGCAGTTGAACGATTGTTACGAGCATTGCGCCATGCAGCTAGTAAGCCCTGGACTTCTGACTCGCCTAAGTCTGCGCCTGTATTCTTAAGAACGCCAGTCGCCATAGGTGTAGAAGCTGCAACGCTTGATGCACGATCTAAATCTAAAGCAGATGTCAAAACTCGCGCCCCGACTTGTAACAGACCATCGGTCATGCTCTGGATTGTTACGAGTGAGCCTGGCCCTGACATTGGGCGTGTTGCGCCATCAACTGCGTAACTTTCAATAAATGTATTTGTTTTGTTGTATTTAGGAATAACGCGAGAGTTAGCGACCCAATTAAATGATGCAGGGTATCCGTTGTCCTGATACACGCTTTCAATTTCAAGATAACTGACACCAAAAAATAAAAGGCTATCGCACATGTATGCAAGCGTAACTGGCATAGGTTGGCTCTTAGATAATTGATCCATCCACGGCAACTTTGGCAAATATTCGCCTGTGCGCTTTAATTCTAATTTTAATTCCATTGCGCCGACTGTGTTACAAATTAAATTACGGCAACGACTAACAGCTGGTATAGACATCGCAGAGATGCGGTCAATAGATAATAAGTTGTAAGGGATTTGATATTGGTAAGTGTCGGCCATTACCGGTGGGGCATACTGCGCTTCAATTATTGCTGGCTTGCTAAAGCGAGAGAATAAACCCATACACCAACCTTACACTATTTGGCAAGTATTGTCTCACATTGTGAGATGTTTATCAAACATATATCTGTGGTGTTGATTGTGGCTTAGTTAGGTAATGGACAATCATTGCTGAGCAGATTGCGCTAGTTACATCGCCTGCTGACTTACGGCGCACTATTCTCCAGCCAGCATCATTAGTTTTTGCGCCTACGCTAAACCATGATTCAGTTAATTCCTTTTGCCCTGAGTGGACAACGCGCAGGTTGACAAACGCATCTAATATTTCACCACATGCCTGGTAGAAGGATTGGCCTGAGCAATCCTCTAACTTCTGCCCTGATTGCTGCAATCTTTGAGCAATAGAAGCTGTGGCGTATTTGTCATACATAATCACACGCGGTTTGAACTTTTGCGCCCAAACATGGACATCTGCCGCCATCTTTAAATCATCTATTGCGACATCGCTAGTCCAGAGCTGCATAAGTCCTAGTTCTATCTTTCCTGTGGCTTGATTTAATTTGCCAGCCAATAATGCACCAGAACGCTTTGATGGAGAGACATCTATGGCAAACACAATATTGCCGCCTGGAGTAATTTGAAGATTTGAGTCTGAGGTATCAGTAATCATCTGAGTTGTAAATGGGGATGTCATGCTGTCAACCCATTGGCAAAGCATTTCCGTTCTTGTGTTATTTATTGGGTTAGTGCTTACTGCTTCCTCCAGCGTTTCCTCGTCAATGAGGAAGCTGAGAGAAGGGTTAGCCATAGCCCAAGCATTACGATCATCAATCTTGCAATGGGGTGGCGCGGAATATTCATACCAACCAAGTGTAGGCGATGGGTATGACAAAGCGCGTTCACGCAAGTCATTTAGCACAACCGAGTAAGCATCTCCGGCATTTGAGCAGATTAAAGTTTGACCACCAGTTGCGCGAGTTGTCGGTCTGGCCGCCTTCCAGCCTTCTTCAGTAATTTCACGCAGCTCATCTATAAATAAGAAGTTGGCAGTAAGTCCACGGCTGCCATCTCGCGTTGCAGCTACTATCTGATAGCGATTGCCTTTCAGAGTTGTAATTGATTCCTGGCCATTGGCATATCTAATCTGTTTAACCTGATTCTTGAGGAAGTCATTATCAAGGATTGCATTAGCAACCTGCCTAAATGTATCTAATGCCATATTTCGGTTAGATGACATACCAATAACCATTTTGCTATCCCATAAGAACAGATGAGCCAAAATAAGCATACGCGCCATGTGTGTCTTGCCATTTTGACGTGCAATAAGCAATCCCATTGTTTTGCGCCGAAATTCGCCCTTGTCATCAATTCGCAACATGTCATCAAGGATTAAACGCTGCCATTCAAGTAACGGCATACCAATTTTCTCAGCTAATTGTGCTACCTCATCCGATCGTGTAGCACCTTTTAAAAAAGGTGTGTGGATGCGTGGGATTTTGTGGCCAACTAGCGGTTTTTTCTTTGCCCCAGTTTTACGCGGTTTTGCTTTGGTAGTCATCAGTTAATGGCTGGTGTGGTTTCGGTTACGAACGGATTGTCTGGGATGACTGAGGCTGCTCTTGGAGAGAGATTGCCGCG